CTTCGCGACGGGTGGCGATCCGATAAGCTCCTGCGTGTTGCTGTTTTTGAGTGCGTAGTATCCTTCGACGAGTCTACCTTCGCGGTCGTACATTGCTTCCTTCTGGACAGATCCCAGTTCGCGGAAGAAATCAACGTCGAGCGGGTTGCTGTGCGTAAACTCAAGACCATCTTGGATACGTTGAGCGGTTCGCCCTTGTGGTTGTACATATGTGTTCATGACTAAAAGTCCTTTTAAGTAATTGGACACAGCGCGGGGAATCGAACCCCGTTAAACAGATTTGCAGTCTATCGCCTAACCAGTCGGCCACGCTGTGTCGTTATCCGGTCGGCCAATCCGATCCGGTAGTTGCATTATATACCGGAACAAGGCCGGCAAAGCAAAGCTTTTTAAGCAATTGAAACCAAGAAAAAGCCGAGCAAAAACACGTACGAAAAAAGAAAGAAATTGAGTGCGATTGGTCGCGGCCTCCCGTGGAAGTGACGCGAGGCGGTAGCTACCGACTCAACATATTGTGTATTGGTGCGGTTCTTGACAAATTGTTTAAGGGACGTTGTGACAAATTTCATCCTGTAAATTCTCCCGTAGTCTGTAAAGGGGCGATTTTTGACAAATCATTAGTGCGTCTTAAAGATGATGTTCTTGTCGGGAGCATCCCAACATAAAGCACACGTCGTACACGCTTGCGTTTTCCCTTCCTGTTCCGGACACACAATACCCTCGTCGGTCAACTCCTCACTGTTCGCACTAAAGTCTCCACATGTGTCGCTCCATCGTACTGCCCACCTTTCTGGAAACCCTGCAAGGTTTGTCTGTAACTCATGGTAGATAGCGAGGTTATCCGATGGTGTCACATGCGTGTAGCCCCACACGTGCAGGTTCTTGTGGAGTATTAAAAGCTTACGCCACATTGACACATACTCCGCACTATAAAAGTCTCCGAGTACGTGCAGTCTAACCAATACCTTCCGTCCCTTTTCTCGTGCCTTGCTACACTTTTGACCGAGTTCGAGAATCAACCGGCGTTCTAGTTCCTCGCCATGCTCAAGCCGGTGGGCAAACGGCATGTTGTTTCCGTAACAATCATCCCAGTGTCCGCAAGACTGTGGGCAGGTTTCGCGCTCGGTCAGTGTTAGCGTATAAACTTCCGCGCCTTTAAGCTTCCCGTTCTTTACGTACCTTCCGGCACTTCCTATTTTCGCGCTCGATGGCCTCTTTAAGACGGAGTGCGAGTAGTCCGTCAGGCTTCGCTTGCTTTTTGGGTACTTCGTTGTTGTACGTACGATGTTCACATACACTTGCATTGTTTGTTTCTCCACTAAAAGTGTGTTGTTGTTCGTCGTTTGCTCTCCAGTCGGCTAGGGCTTCAGGGTGGCAAATAGTACGCGGCTTCATGCGTTCTCCTCCAGATAACGTCCCGTCATATCTACCGCACACTTTAAATGCGACATGGCATTATCCAACGTCGTTGACTCAGTGTCGCCGGTATCGTTCAGTATGTCACTTGCTTTTTGTAGCAACTCGTTACATTCCTTTACTTGTTTATATACGAGAAACTCCACACGTGTTTTGTTCTCGTTACTCACTGTCGTTATAGCCATGTGGTGCGCTCCTTACCGGTATTGCTTCTTTTGCGTCAAAGTAATGCAACCAAGCCTCGAGAAAATCGTCATCAGTGTGTCTCCCTAATGCTCTATCAACGTACATAATATCGCACCACGGATACTCCTCACCTAAGCAATCAAGTACCGCGTCTTTTGTTTCAGCAAAAACATTGACGACAAAGTATCGGCATGGCTCGAATGGTGGGTTCTCTGTGTCTTGGTCGAGCAAGATGCAAGACCACCGGTAAACCACCGGCATATGATCCGCATGGACAAAGTGTGGTTTGATGTTTCGATATTGTTCCGCAATCATTTCAACAACCCTCATCAATTAATTCAGTAATTAAATTGTGTCCAATGTGTTCAGCGGCTACGGTAAGTCGTTGTCGTAAAAACTCTAGTTGCTTGTCTTTTTGCTCAAAACGCTGTGCGATCTTGTCCGCAATCCATTCATAGGATTCCTTCGAGTCTCCCATAGTGCGTACTAATTCAACTAACTCATCGTCTGTATAATATTTCATGTTAAATAATCCCCAAAAATGATCCGTCTTCTTGCTCAAGTGTTACCGTGTCGTGTGTTTGTATCCAAACTTTCGCGCCACATGCTAACGGCTTGTCTGGTGAGTATACAATATCAACAGCACCATGCACACTTGCTTTAAAACCCTTGTGGTTCGCCTTGCCTGTTTTTACAGTAACAACCGGCTTGAGGTCGTCAGGGTTTTTTGCGTTATGTCGTATGTTGTGTTGATTTATGTGTATGCGTTTAATCATCGTCGTTCACCCGTACGGATACAATCCGTCCTTTCTTTTCTGTGTCTGCGTGACTCGCGTCTTCATCAATTACGCAATCATAGTTGCCGTTTTCAATTTGTTGAATAGCGTCAACCATGCTTTCGGCTTCAACAGTGTATTGCACCAGTATGGTTTTTTCTTGCACAACAACAAACTCAACCGGTTCTTGCTCCTCGTAATAGTCTGCCATGTACTTACCCTTGTATTCCACGGTAACTTTCTCCCGTCTTGTGAATGAACCACAACAGTAAACGACGGCTTGCCATAGGTATACTAGACTTTGGTCGTAGGGATGTTTTGTTTACGGAAGAAAGATGTGGGGCGATGTGATGTGGGTGTACCCCCGGCAGGGGTTGATCGGACTGTACCACGGATTTAACAACACGTCAACAAAAAGGGCGTTGACTTTTTTTGGGTTGACTTTAATTCGAGTTGACTCTATTCTTGCCCCGATGAATTGGAGGCTATGCCCATGCACATGAAACAATACGTTGAGTCCCTCGGACTCTTTGACGGCGAGTCACGCCGGATGAACTGTCCCTCGTGCGGACACAAGAATACATTCTCTGTGACAAACACGAATGGAGAACTCATGTGGAATTGTTTTCACGCAGACTGCACAGTGCGGGGACGTACTGACCGCAGAATCAGCCGTGACAATTCGGACAATATACTAGCCATACTGAGTAAAAATACTCAGAAACAGACAACACCATGTCCAGACGTCCCCTTCGAGAAACCCAAGTGTTGGTCACGACAAATCTCACAGAAGGGCTTAGACTATGTCGATAGCGTAAACACATCTGGAAGATATGACGATATTTACTACGATGTTCGACATAAGAGACTTGTGTACGCGATACGGGATAATGATGGTAAGCTCGTTGATGGGTCAGGACGTACCTTGATTGGGGCTCGCCCTAAGTGGTACCGCTACGGTAACTACCGGGGCGGCTTCCGGATAGGTACATCGGATACTGTATTTGTTGTGGAGGATATCCCCTCCGCGATCAGCATCTCGGACTGGGTTACTGGCTATGCTCTCTTGGGGACAAGTCTCCGTGATGAGCACATCGCAGAGCTCAGCAAGTTCAAGCGTGTCATTGTTGCCCTCGACAAAGATGCAACAGACAAAGCCTTGACATACATGAGAGCCTTGAATACTCTCGTGCCCACTGGCATCTTGATGCTGGATAAAGACTTGAAGTCATTAGGAGATGAAGAACGTGGATCAATCGTTAGATCAGCAATGCTTGGAGAATAAGATCATCTCGTTCTGCTTACGTGCAGAATGTTATGACCGCGTAAAAAACATCCTGACAAAGGACATGTTTGAGGGGGAATGGGCTACCATCTGGCAAGCTCTCGTGTCAGCCCACTCAGAATACAAGTCAGACATCACAGGAGCCGAGCTACAGGCATATTTTGACTCCCTCCACCCCGCCATGCCAGACAACACTCGATTGAGGCACTGGGAGCTTTTTGAGACGCTTAACGACGAGATTGGTAACAACACCGATTTGCAGGAGAGAGTCATCCGTGACCTCTGGATGCGAAACCGTGCTCGGATAATCTCTGAGCTCTCCGTCAACATATTCCTCGGTAAGGAGAATAACTTTGGAGAACTCAAGCGACTCATTGAGTCTACAGCGGAAGATTCGATTGGTGAGAAGACGACCTACACGGAGGTGGACATGGGGCTCGAGGAGCTTCTGGACTCCCTTACGCTTGATCCCGATTTCCCCTTCGACTGGGAACCGCTGTCGGGCTACGTTCCGGGCTTGGATCGCGGACACTTTGGAATCATCTTTGCTCGACCGGAAACAGGCAAGACTACATTTGTATCTTTTCTCGCTAAGAAATTCCTCGAGCAAGGGCTTACCGTTTCGGTCTGGGGCAACGAAGAGCCGGCTGTACGAACTAAATTACGTATCATCCAAAGCTATTTTAAAGCTACGCGGAAAGAACTCAGTGATGGGCGTGATAAATACGCGGAGGTATGGCGTAGCGAGATCGGCGACCGCTTGCATGTTCTTGACTGTGTTGGAACGACCATTCAGGAGATTGATGATTGGTGCAAGATTAACAAGCCGGATGTCATCTTTATTGACCAGCTTGACAAAGTGAAGATCGCGGGCAAGTACAACCGTGGTGATGAGAAGCTCAAGGAGATTTATCTGCAAGCTCGAGAGATTGCGAAACGTAACAAGTGTTTGGTGTGGGGCGTGTCGCAAGCTAGTGCGGAAGCCGACGGTATGCAAAGTGTGGAGTACCAGTACCTTGACAACTCCAAGACGGGTAAAGCAGGGGAGGCTGACCTGATCATCGGTATTGGACGGACGGGTGACCGAAGTCCAGAGAACACCAAGAGGTACGTCTGTATTTCAAAGAACAAACAGAACGGCTGGCATGGGACAGTACCATGCGAGCTTGATATGTACCGGGCTGTGTACGAGAAGAACAATGCAGTGATTGTTGTACCGCCGGAGAACCAAGAGCCTGTGGCTCAACCAAGTGAGGATAACTTCAATGAATAAAAAACAGTTGTGGTTAAATATTAAACGAACTAAAACTGAGGACAGCTACTACGCCATGATACGTAGGTGCCACACACCGGAATTTGGGCCATACGAATATTATGGGGGAAATGGAATTACTGTCTGTGAACGCTGGCGTGAGTCGATACATAACTTTGTTGAAGATATGGGACTGCGTCCGTCTCGCAACCACACTATTGATCGAATAGACAGTAAAGGTAACTATGAACCTGCTAATTGCCGATGGTCCGGTAGGTTGCGACAAGCACTTAACAGAGACTATGGAAAAGAGCAAGGTGTTCGTCAGTTTAAGCAAATTAATAAGTGGGGAGCTCACATATCAATCGAAGGTAAACAGGTACATTTAGGAGTCTACGATAAAAAGGAAGATGCTATGAAAGCTAGAAAAGCTGTGGATGACGTGATAAAAAGACTGATGGATTTGGAGGTGATATCATGAACATCCTAACTTTCGACGTAGAAACAACCCACAAGGAGAAAGTGGGCGGTGGGTATACACCACTTCCCTATTTTGGTAATAATCTGGTGACCATCGGGTGGAAGGTGTCCAGTGGACCGGTCAAGTATGCGTTTGTCCATCATAATGAACACGAGCAGGAGCTTGACAAGATTGACGAGTTTAGGGGAGACTTATCCCAAGCTGATGTGGTTGTTGGGCACAACGTTAAGTTCGACCTCAACTGGATACGGGAGTGTGGGTTTAAGTATGAGGGGCATGTGTATGACACAATGGTTGCGGAGTATCTCCTCGCTCGTGCAAGGAAGTGGCCGCTTTCGCTGGATGCCCTTGCGAAAAGGTACGAGGTTACTGAAAAAAAGAAAGACCTTACGCAGGATTACCTTAAGAGCGGTAAGACATTTGCAGAGATCCCGTGGGAGATAGTACTCGAGTATGGGATTGCAGACGTGGAGGCAACATGGGAGGTTGCTTGTAAGCAGGTAGTTGAAAAGTACAGGACAACGTGGGAAGATTTGTATGCATAGGATTACTATGCAAAACCAACAGAGGATAAACCAATGACTATTGAACAAGTAGGTCTAATCGAAGTAAAACGTTTGGAAGAGAACGAGGATGGCTCTGCTAATCTCGAGATTGAAACCAGCCTTGAAGCGACTCGATTTCTCGTAGAGATGGGGTTAATATCTCTCCTCGAGAAAGCAATCGATAAAGAGAACGAAGATTACTCTATCGATAAGTCACTCTTGAAAGGGGAAGACGATGAGCAAGAAACCAGTAGCACATAAGGGCGCGATGGGCGGCATCACCATCGAGTCTGCTGTCAACATTTATGAGTTTCTACGTGATGAAGCTGACATGGATGATGACTTTATTTCAACCGAATACTACAATGGTGTGCTCGACGGAATGACTTCTGTCATGCACGGTGAGATTTTCTCACAGAAACTCCTAGAGGAGATGAAAGCCTATGGCATCGAAACTATTGAACACCCTACGCCTGTCACTGGAGATGACGGACGTCCTTGCGAACCTCGAGAGAACGGGGATCAAGATAGACCCCTCTGCCCTGAAGGATATTGAGGATGAATACCGTAGGGAGATGAATGAGTTGGAGGTTAAACTTCAGAGAATGGCTGAAGAAGCGATGGGTGATACGCCTGTCAACCTCAACTCCGCAGACGACAAGTCAGCCCTGTTTTACTCACGTAAGGTGAAGAACAAGAAGCGTTGGTCATCCATATTCAACCTCGGTTCTGAGCTACGGGGAGCAACTCGTAAGCCAAAGAAGCGTACGAAATACACGAAACGCGAATTTTCTCACATCGTGAAAGACGAATGCGAGCTCGTGTATAAGACGGTGGCATCCCGTTGCACAGCGTGTAAGGGTGCCGGCCGCAAAAAAGTAATCAAGAAAGATGGTACGGAAGGTAAAGCCGTACGTATCTGCAAAGCATGTAGTGGAGATGGGGTGCTTTATGTACCGACTAAGGAGATCGCGGGTTTCAAGATGTTACCGAGGGACTCGTGGGACGCCGCATCAGCGGGATTCAAGACAGACCACGAGACACTTAAAGAACGCCTCGATGAACTTTCTGGAGACGCCCGAGAGTTTGCGGAGTCTTACTCCAGATACAATGCACTTCGCACTTATCTCTCAACTTTTGTTGAAGGACTCAAAAACAATCGAGACCGAAATGACATCGTACACCCCGACTTTATGCAATGTGTCACAGCTACCGGACGGCTCAGTTCTCGTAACCCCAACTTCCAGAATATGCCCCGTGGTTCTACGTTTGCTATCCGGCGGGCAATGGTCTCTCGTTTTGAGGGAGGGAAAATACTCGAGGCTGACTACGGACAGCTTGAGTTCCGAGTTGCCGGATTCCTAGCCAACGACCCGCAGGTATATCACGACGTGGAGAACAAGACAGATGTACACACTGTTACTGCTGAAATTATTGGGTGTTCCCGCCAAGATGCTAAGGCACACACCTTTAAACCTCTTTATGGGGGTACCACAGGTACTGCTGACCAACAGCGATACTACAGGGCTTTTAAAGAGAAGTATGCTGGGGTAACGGCATGGCACGACAAACTACAGAGCGATGCAGTCGAGAAGGGATTCATCACGCTACCATCGGGCAGGCAGTACGCTTTCCCCGGTACCACGTGGACGGAATGGGGGACGGCGACCAACCGGACAGCCATATGCAATTACCCTGTGCAGGGTTTTGCGACTGGCGATCTTCTCCCGATAGCTCTTGTGTATTTATCGAAGAGCTTGAAAGAAACTGATTTAAAAAGTTTGATATGCAATACTGTTCATGATAGTATTGTACTTGACGTATTCCCCGGAGAGGAGGATACTGTAATAACCTTGGTGGTGGAGGCAATGATGTCTTTACCTCAAGAATGTCAGCGGCGATATGGTATAGAATACGACATGCCAATCTCTGTTGAGTGTAAGATGGGGTCCAACTGGTTGGACACCGAAGTTGTCTACGCAAACTAAGGAGAGCGTAATGGGCGAATTGAGCGTAACGGATAATGCCTTTGACGGCATAATGGCGGCAGTGAAATCAGGTGACCGTGAAGTTCTGATGCAGTTGTCAGGGCAAGCGGCAGAAGATACTCCCAAAACGGGACTATCACGCCTCAACATCAACTACGACACTGAGACTGATGAAGGTCAGACTCTCAAAAAGGGTGCGTGGAAAGTGTACTACGATGGCGAGTTTGTATATGCGGATAGCGTAGAGTTCCGTCCGTTAGTACGTACGTATGAGTGGAGTGTGTGGGATCAGGAGGAGGGTAAGTTCTCTTCGCGTTCCATCCAAGCACCTTCGTTGGACTTCCAATTCCCAGACACCACAGGCACAAATAAGTGTGGCCGTCTGTCGAAGTCGGAGGAAGAAGAGCTAGGGGATACACACCCTAAGACTTTGGCATCGCGTCTCGCTACGTGTAATCAGGTATTCTATGCTTTGATTACCATGACAGGTAAGACAGCGGAAGGCAAAGAGGTGAAGATCGCTGACTACCCAGTCATGACTTACTTCAAGCGTTCTGGCTTCCGCCCTGCACGTGAGGCGATTGAGCGTTTGGGTAAGAACACACTCATGAATGAGGTGGTGTTTGAGCTCACTACGAAGCGTAACAAGATGGGTAGTGTGACTTACTTCACTCCTGTGTTTACGCAAAAGGATACTAAGAAGATGGACGATTCCACGATGGAAACAATGTCTATGTTCTTAGAGACAGTCAAGGCGTCCAACGCAAACATCCTCGAGCAACACAAGGAAGCTGTGAAAGCGAAAGCTAGCGAAGAGGAAGTTGACCTAGCGGCGGACTTCAACTAATGCTGGCGGAAGTTCAAGTAAAAAACTTCCTTTTAGCGGCAATGAGGGGGGAAGCTGAGCTTTCCCCTTCTGTCGTTGAGGAGTTCGCACGTGACTGCCAAGAAGCACTCGAGAAGCAGTTTAGTCGAAACCCCGAATGGCGGATACGTATGAGCGGGCTAGGACGGCCTCTCTGTCAACAGATACACGGACGTGACGGTAGAGACGAGGAGATGACCTACAACGCTATCCTACGTTTTCTCATTGGTGATCTTGTGGAGTGTGCTGTGATGGCAATCCTCAAGGGTGCCGGTGTTAAGATCTCAGAGGCACAGGGAAGGTGCCAGTTGGACGTTGGGGGCGAAACGGTACAGGGCACCCTCGATTTAATTATCGACGATCCTGTGGACGGAGAGAAGGTCTGGGACGTAAAGTCAGCTAGCCCGTACTCCTATACACAGAAGTTTAGTAAAGGTTACGACAATCTTAAAGAAGACGACCCATTCGGCTATCTCATGCAGGGCCACCTGTACGCAGAGGCTAAGGGTAAAGACTTCGGCGGGTGGATTGTGGTGGATAAATCCAGTGGAGAGATCCAGTTTGTGCAAGCCCCGGATGACCAGAGTGCCGACAGAGATCACTACATCTCAGAAGCTGGTAAAGTTGTTGAAGCCTTGATGACTAACTTTGTGTATAAGAAGCCGCCGATAGATCCTGTCGAAGAAACCTACACGTTGAATGGTGTGAGGACTTCTACAGGGAATAAGTTGCTCGCCAAGAACTGCACGTTCTGTGGCTACCGCAAACATTGCTGGCCGAAGGCTATACAGCACGAGAAAGTTACATCACGTGCACGGAACAAGCCTATCGTTTGGTATCACACATTGAAGGTTAAAGAACTATGAAACCCGCAGATATTAAGAAGGTTATAGAGCTACAGGGTAAAATCCTGAAGTTGAAAGATAGAATCATGAAAGACGTGGCTCGTCACAACACGATGGTGATTGATGAGCTACGTCCTGCCCTCGAAGGCGTTCAACACGGAACTATCTATCAAGTCGGTGATATGACATACAAGAGAGGCAGACTATTCTGTCAACTCGAGTGTGACGACTACGGTTTGGGAATCAAGGCGGACGGTCTTGCGACCCTACGTCGTATTATAGTGGAGAACAAAGATGCCTCTTCTGATGACACAGAAAGTGGACCGTCAACTCCTGTATCTGAATGAGGGAGCTTACGCAGTCTACATCGAAGCCGCCGACCAGAAAGGCGGAGACCCGTGGGTACGGTGGGCACGTAACTTTGACCGTTGCTTATCGTTGACTATGTGGCAACACTTCGGTCAACCTTTAGGCCACGAAACATACAAGAGGGACAGTAGAAATGCTACGGAGGAATTATCACAAATTTCAAATATTGTGCGGCAGGGACGTGTAGTAATCTTCCCCGGAGACGAGTACGCCAACGCACTCCTGAAAATCGGAAGTACAACTCCAGAATTGCATGATAGAATTTCTCAATCGATACAGGCACTGAGTAACTTATGAGTAAACCGCAACGACACAAGTTTCGTTCGGACTATGAGCTCAGTGTAGCGAAGTATCTTGCGGAGCAGGGTGTAGCATTTGAGTACGAGGCCCAAAAGATTTCGTACCAACCAAAGCCGAAGATGTACGTGCCGGACTTCTATCTTCCGGAACAGGATATCTACATCGAAGCGAAGGGCTTCTTTAGTCCTGCGGATCGCCAGAAGATGCTTTTAGTTATCAAGCAAAATATGTTTCTTGACATACGTATGCTTTTCCTGCGAGCATCCAACAAATTAAACCGGTCCAGTAAGACCACGTATGGATCTTGGTGTGATAAGCAAGGTATACTGTGGGCGGATGGAACAATACCACTGGAGTGGTTGGAGAAGAAAGCATGACAGATCTAACAATTGACGACGATAAGTTAATCGCCCTCGAGCAAGCCGGCTTGCTGAAGGGGCGGTACTACATTGTACTGGAGCCACTCGAAGATGAGAATGAGGACGAGGATGGCTTTGCTGTCCGTGCATATGCAACTCGAGATACTGTGGTGGAGACTGAGGATGGTAAGACATTTGACCCAACTTATGTCATCCTGCAAGGACTGCTTGGGGCTGTCTACGAAAACTTCGATGACCTCTACGACATGGGACTGGAAAGGGTTACGTTGGAGGCACTGGGCGAAATCGTCCCAGAAGAAGAGCTAAAGCCGGAACACCGTGAGCGCATTAAGAGCATGGAAGGAAATGTCATCACTGCGAAGTTTGGAGCACTACAGTGAGTAAAGGCTATGTAAACCCAGACCACTATCGTAAGAAAACGATGGAAGCCATCGATGTGATGGAGGCGTTCTCAACCGACGAAGAATTTCGTGGACATCTCAAGAACACGTCGATAAAATATCTCTTACGGCTTAACGATAAGGACACCCCGCTGATGAATGCGCGGAAGTGTTTATGGTACGTGGAGCGTCTCGTAAAAAAATTAGAAGACGAAGGTTGATATGGAATACATGTACTGCAACAAGATTGCAATTGACTACGACCGTGATGAAAACTTCTCGGCACAGGCTCTGAAGTTACTCACGGACTACTATATGTTGCCGGACGAGTCGAGCCCACAGGAGGCTTTTGCTCGAGCGGCCCTAGCATACTGCGAGGGAGACTATGGATTTGCTCAGCGTATTTATGATTATGCAAGTAAGCGTTGGTTTATGTTCGCTAGCCCTGTGCTTTCAAACGCACCGCTTGACGGAGTTGAGCCCAAAGGATTGCCAATATCTTGTTTCCTCACTTATGTTGGTGACAATCTCGAGTCTCTCATCGGTCATAACTCTGAGGTTGCTTGGCTCTCCGTGAAGGGAGGTGGCGTTGGCGGACACTGGTCAGACGTCCGGGGTATCTCAGATAAAGCCCCCGGACCCATCCCATTCATGAAAGTCGTCGATTCAGGGATGACTGCATGGAAGCAGGGGCGTACCCGTAAGGGATCGTACGCCGCGTACCTCGACGTATCCCATCCGGATATCATCGAGTTTCTTAACTTTAAAGTACCGACTGGCGATCAGAACAGGAAGTGCCTGAATCTGTTTAACGCAGTCAACATTACAGATGCTTTTATGGAGGCAGTAAAACATGGAACAGAATGGCAATTACGAGACCCTCATGAAGGAGATGTCCGAGATTCAATCCCAGCTAGAGAACTGTGGCAGAGAATACTCGAAGCTCGTTTCAGAACTGGGTCTCCTTATCTCCACTTCATCGACGAATCCAACAGGAAGTTACCAGATACTCAAAGAGCACTTGGACTCACAGTTAATGGGTCTAACCTCTGCTCTGAGATCACTCTCCCTACATCTACAGAACGCACGGCTGTCTGCTGTCTCTCAAGCGTCAACCTCGAAAAGTACGACGAGTGGAAAGGAACAAGCATGGTTGGAGACCTTGTGCGATTCTTGGACAACGTCCTTGAGTTCTTTATCCAACATGCACCAAGAGAACTTTCAAAAGCTGTTCACTCAGCTAAACAAGAAAGATCCATCGGCTTAGGAGCAATGGGGTGGCATGGGTACTTACAAAAGAATGGTATCTCATGGGAGAGCATTAGCGCGAAGTTTGCGAACCAACGGATATTTGCCGACATACATGCACAGGCTCATGAGGAGAGTGTGCGTCTTGGCAAAGAGAAGGGTGAAGCACCTGACATGGAGGGTACAGGACGTAGGAACGCTCACCTTCTCGCTATCGCTCCAAATGCTAATAGTTCTATTCTCTGTGGGTGTAGTGCTAGCATTGAGCCTATTAAGTCTAATGCTTACACCCATCGTACTCGTGCAGGTGCTCACCTCGTCAAGAACCCGCACCTCGAGGAGGTCTTAAATGTTCTTGGAAAAAATACTCAAGAAACGTGGAAGTCAATCGTTAACGCTCAAGGGTCTGTTCAGCACTTGGAGTTCTTGTCGGACGAACAGAGGGATGTTTTTAAAACTGCATATGAAATCGATCAGGGGGCCGTCGTTGACCACGCGGGTGATAGACAGCCCTACATTTGCCAAGCACAATCCGTCAATCTATTCTTCCCTGCTGGTTCGCCGGCGTCTTATGTTAACTCGGTACATCTTCGAGCGTGGAAGTCTAAACTCAAATCCCTTTATTACCTCCGCACAGATGCGGGTGTCGAGGCAGACAAGGTTGGAGTCGCAGTTGAGAGAGTCGCTCTACAGGATGCGGAGGAGTGCCTAAGTTGTCACGGCTAGAACCAGATACCATATGTAATATCTGTGAGTGTGACTTCGATATAGAGTCGGAGGGGGGAATACAGGGCTACATCGGGATTATCCCGTTCAGCCTCTGCCCGATGTGTTACAGTGGACTCATGGATATGTACGATCAACTAAACGGAGGATTGGATGAGTACGAAGGCGGACAAGCGATGGAGGACGATGACGAGGACTCACACGGGTAAGGGTGATGCTCGCCGTCCATACGACAAGAAAAAGTATGAAAGTAACTGGGACAGGATATTCAACAATGAACAAACTAAAGAAGAAGATGTTAAAGATTTACCACCGGATCTTGAAAGCTTCGGTCAAGAGAAAATTTGACAAGGCTGATGATCTCAATTGGAAGTTATTACAGCTAGAAATTAAGATCCGAGAGCTTGACGATGGGGACAAGCCGTCGTAGTATAGTTAGTGGGACATGAGTTTTCTCCCCAGCCGGATTGATCCCCGGCGTTTTGTGGGCCCTTCGGGGCCCTTTTTTTCCAACAAATAAAACAAAGGACTTACGATGTCTTTATTAGAAGAATCAAAGGTTTACAAACCGTTCAAATACCCGTGGGCTGTGGAGTATGCAGTTTCTCATGAGAAGGTTCACTGGGGAGAATGGGAGGCAAAACTGCAAGAAGATGTGGCACAGTGGCAAGGGGGCAAGCTCTCGGCACAGGAGAAGCACCACATCACACAGATACTCAAGCTGTTCACGCAGTCTGATGTACAGGTAGGTACGAACTACCTCGAGTACTACATCCCGAAGCTCAAGAACAACGAGATTCGCGCAATGTTGACAAGCTTTGCTAACCGTGAGTTTGTTCACCAGCGTTCTTATGCGCTACTCAACGACACCTTGGGGTTACCTGAGTCCGAGTTCTCTGCGTTTCGTGAATACAAAGCGATGGCAGACAAGGTAGAATTCATGGGTGAGATTGATATGCACTCCCACGCAGGGATCGCAAAATCTATCGCACGTTCTGTGATGAATGAAGGGATGAGTCTCTTCAGTGCGTTCGCTATGCTACTCAACTACCAACGGTTTGGTAAGATGCGTGGCATGTGCGAGATTGTAGAATGGAGCATACGAGATGAGAGTATGCACTGTGAAGGTATGGTTAAATTATTTAGGGAGTTTTGTGATGAACATCCAAGAATTGTTACAGACGATTTCAAGAAAGATATCTACGACATGTTCCGAGTTGGTGTCGCACTCGAAGACAAAGTTATCGACAATGCGTACGAAATGGGTTCAATTGAAGGAGTTAGTGCGGAAGAAATTAAGCAGTACATCCGATACCTAGCTGACCGTCGTTTAATCATGCTCGGCCTGAAGGGTAACTGGAAGGTCAAGGAGAACCCCGTAGAGTGGCTCGATTGGATCATTAATGGGGCGAGTCACAAGAACTTCTTTGAGGGGACTGTGACGGACTACAATGCGAATGGGATGGCAGGAGACTTTGGTTGGGAGGCCGCATGACAGACGCACGGGTACAGCGTATGCTTGATAGACTCAAGATACAGATTGAAGCTTGTGAACTTAACCCACTGGTAGGGGACAAGAAAGTCCTTGAAGACGCTCGGGACATGATATACGATCTACGGAACAAACTGAGATTTAGGAAACCGTATGATCGAGATCAAGCCAACTAAGCAACAAATCAAAGAAGCACGACTACAGGGGAGCTCGACTGGGCTCCAAGGTAGTATCACACGGGGTGCCGGCGGTCCAGCCGGCTTCCTCGGGGAGATTCTCGTAAGAGATCTCTTGGGCTATAAACACGCCCCAACCCCCCACTATGACTTATATACGAGTCAAGGCACCAGAATCGACGTGAAGACGAAAAGATGCACGTCCGCACCCAAACCCTTCTATGAGTGTAGTATTGCCGCCCACGGGACTAAGCAGGACTGTGACGAGTATATTTTTGTACGGGTGTTAAAAAGCTTGCAACGAGCTTGGATTCTTGGTAGGATTTCTAAAGATGAGTACTTCACAAAATCGGTACGACACAAGAAGGGCGACAGGGACGAGAGTAATGACTTTACTTTTAAATCTGATTGTTACAACTTACCGATAGAAGAACTATGGCCGATTCAAAAGCACAACTGCTCAACTTCACAATCGAACTTAACCGAGACGGAAACGTCGAGTTCAACCTAGACTGCGTAGATACCGTCGGGATGGAGCGCATTCTCCGTAACCTCGGAGATCCTGCCTACCCCCACAAGATTGGTAACATCGTGCGGCACTACTTCCGTACGCTTCAAGAGAAGATCAAAGAGGAACGAACCTAATGGCGTACCTTATGTCCAACATCCCATACTTCAAGTGCTGGGTACGTAAAGAGTTTACTGCAAACCACCAAGACTATCACGGAGAGTACCTACATGCTCTCGCGATTGCCGTGAATACGATCCCCGACAGGTCACTGTCGTTTCAGGTTGTTTTTACAGGATGTGAGGTAGATATTGAAGATGACTTGGAGAACGTGCATGGCGGCGCGATGTGGGCAAGGATGCCTATCCAAGCTCTCGTGATGGACCTCCCGCTTGAGGAATGGCCTGCACGTATGGAAGACCACCTAGCACAACCGTGGGACTGTGAGTCACGACACCACAGCGTGGTAGTCTTAGATCGTGTAAGCTCGAGTCCGTGGGTCGCAAAGATCGATGGCGAGTTCTTGGAAGCCCGCTATCTTTTCACTGTGGACTACACGGAGAACGACATTGCTGACTCCCCAGACCAACACAAGCAGTCTCACGTCCTGTATATTACGGAAGAAGGGCCGTGGGAAGGTAATGTAGTTGCATTACCAAACAACCGTGTACGTGCCACGAGCCCAGCCCTCTGGAGAACAGGGGAAGGAGCACCGGACTTCGCCCCGAGTCAGTGGACACACTCTGCTGAGGGACACAGTTCGTACACAGACCCGTCGGTCACATTCAACAATCTTTACGCATCGGAATAAAAAAGGGCCCCGTAGGGCCCAATGGTGGTAGGTGTCTTTGTTATTCTAATTATTTCTTAGCGGTACGGCCGCCCTTAGCGTAACCCTTGGTGCTCTTGCCGCCACCCATCATTTTAGAACGACCTTTGGTAGTCTTACCGCCCATCATCATCTTGCCCTTGCCGTCAGCCGCGAAAGCTGGGACCATCTTCCCATCTTTCTTGACCATGGGCATCTTAGAATCGCCGCCCGTTGCCATTTTCTTAGGCATAGTTGCCGCTCCGCCGTACATCATCTTAGAACGGCCTTTAGTTGTTTTACCTCCAGCCATCATTTTTGAACGACCTTTAGTTGCTTTTCCGCCTGCCATCATCGGCTTGCGGCTCGGGTTTGAATAGTTCTTCATTGTTGAACTCCTTGCGATTCAAATTGTTTAGTACTGAGACCCAACTTCCGGAACTCCTCTTCAATCGGGCCGGGTTTTCTAGGTTTAGCTTCGGGCATAGCTTCTTCTGCCGCAACCCGTGTTTCCATTTCAGCGTAGGGATCAACTCTCCCTGTGCTGACTCTCTCTTTGGGAAGTCTTTCTCCCACTCCGAGTTCTAGCGGAGATACCCCACGCTCCATGTAAGTTTGGAGGGAAAGGGGTTTCTCATTCGTAATACCAAAGAAGAAGCTAGCAACCCTATCACGAGCACTGTATTCATTACGTGCTTCATTCGCTACAACTTCCGTTAAAAAAACACGTGAAAACTTAGGTTCTGTTTTGTACTCCGGTACTTTATTCGTTTCGATAATATCGAGAACCTGACGCGCAACTTCCCGATCTGTTAACATCGCTCGTAGTAATGCCCCGCTGTGCTGTCGGCTTGCACGAATGATTGATTCTGTGGCTACCCACTGAACAGATACGACACCTCGGTTGATGTTGTAGATACGAGAGAGAACGGAGTCGAGGGATATTGAAGACACGTGGGCGTCAATATTTGATCCGGAAGGAGCGGGGTCGACCTTGCGTATTGTGTCAGCAATTAGCCCCCATGTTTCTACTGCGTCGGCTCCGAGAACTTGCTCGAGGCGAGCCCGCTGTGCTGAGTCTGGGGCACCAATCATGTTATAGATTTTCTGTGCGCTAACTTCGTACTGCGGTGCGTCGACGCTCACCCCGTCGGCACGGAGAATCTGGTTGTTACCGACGTACACTTGTGTATTGGTGTTGATGTGGTTGTTGACTGATCTCTGGATAAAGTTATCGATGTATGCGGGGTCATATCCCTCGTCCGCTAGTTGAGAGCGTAGACGTGCGAGGTCTTGCCTGCCATCACGATTAATGAACATATCGTAGAGACTGGACTCAAGTTCTGTTTCTGTTACAAATGATCGGACGTCACCACGAGCTTGGGAGATGAGTCCGAGATCGACCTGCATTCCAAACAAACGATTCTGTACGGACTTAACAAATGCGATTTCTTCCTGCGCGAGAGCTTCGATACCGATGGGTTCACCACGGGGTCCGCGCTCCGTCATCGCCTCGATAACTTCGTCTTCCATCGTGTTAACGAGCTCATCCGCTTCTTTGAATTCATCTACGAGGTCGAGGCGGTTCTTCTCGTAAGCTGTTAAGCCTATCGCACCGAAGACTTCTTCTTCGTTAATAAAACGTACAGGGGCACCGTTCTTCATCGCAGGTACAATAGCCCCGTTTTTATCTCGAGTGTACACCTGAATATTGAAGATAGAACGGAACATGTTTTCGTCGTACTTCAAGACCAAGTTGGGGTCAAAGATTTTATTACCCCGTGCGTCTGTCTCCAGAACTTCTTGGAAGGTAGCCGCTAGAATACCCTGCATGTGTCGCGTAACGACGGCTTGCAGTTGCTTGCCAACTTCACCCACAAACTGCTCGTCAGGGTTAGAACTATCAAAAATAATCCTGTACTCACCGGTGGCTTCGTCATAGACTCCACCCACTTTAGCGAGAGCTCTCTCGAAGTTATCGTAGAGCATAAAACCAGAAAGGGGAGCACCCTCTGCGTTTGCTTTCTTTTTAACTCGTGTGAATAGTTGGTCGAGCCAATTCGTTGGTAGCTTGTCCTGATCCGTTTTACTAAAACTCCGCGCAAACTCTGCAAGAAGCTCGTCTTCATCTAGCTCGTTGAGTGCAGAAGCGGGGCCCATTGATGTCGCCTTAACCTTAGCGTTTAACTCCGCGTCCCAAGTTTTAATCTGGCGATCCCGCGTGTAACGGTCGATAACCTGTGTGCGGTAGTAATCCTGAATGCTACGAAACTGCTCGTAGACCTCGTCTGCGACTATCTCTGGTGATTCTCCGGTAAGCCATCCCGACATGAATGCTCCACCGTTAACCTCACCGTCAATCTCTTTCTTGCCGACGGCTTGCCACCGGTCATACAAACCAAAGTAAGCCTGCTGTCGACCTGCATCTGTCGAACGAATTACTTTGCCTAGATGGGAGTTAACCTTACGCCACTCCGCTGAGTTAACCAGCATCGGCATATTGTTAATCATCTTTGTCATCTTGCCTTGAGCTAACGTAAGTTCCTCGCCCGTGAGGCCAAGACCCTTGGTTAATCTTCCGGGCTCTTCCTGTGCGATTCTCCGTAGCTCTTGCCACTGACGTAGGGGGGATACACCGTCAAGATCGAGATCGCTAAGGATACGTGAGAGTTGTCCATTAGACTCTTGATCCATTAGGTTTAAGCCGCGCTTAGCCGCATTTGCAAACAGGGAGGCAAAGGCTTTGCGGTCGGAGGGGATCATCGTCGCCCCCTCGAGGCGGAGTGCTCCCTGTGCCATCGCAGGGGTACCTACTGCATCGAGCTCCTCGTACTTTCCGAGCATGATTGCGTCGAACGTATCCGCAACGTTGGCGTGTACATCGGCATTGTCTCTATCGAATTCGAGGTAACGTTTTGCGACTTCCCCGTCAATTAGAGACCGGCGGTACGCAATGAGATTAGCAAACTGGTAGCCCGCACGACCGGTTGAGGCTTCGCCTACGTTAATCTTTCGGGTGAATCGGTCGAGGAACTCGAAGTTTTCTTTACGTAGCTCATCAATTTTGTTTAAACTTTGCTCAAAATAAACCTGTGGAGTGAGTACGAGACTCTGTACCTCCGCACTCATTCCATCCATAATGGTGTTTATTTCATCGTTGTAGGAGTCGGAGAGTAGGCGGTGTAGGTCATCGTCTGCTACGTCTACTGCTTCCATCGCAACGTGCAGTGTTTCCTTGTTCTTCTTCACGAGCTCCGTGAGAGATGCGCGTTCTGCGTCGATTCGTTTTTGTTGGCCGAGTACGAATCCTCTCATTTGATCTGCCATGATTGAAATGGGATCGTCGTCGGAGAGTCCAGCTTGGAGTTTAATGTCGAGAAGTTTCTGGGTTGCTACAGCAAGCTGAGTGATAAGCTCCGCCTGTCCCTGAATTACGGCGCGTTTTTCCATGATCGGACCGCCGATATCTTCGAGACCTGTTGCAACGAGACGTTGGTCAAGTTGACGGGAGACATCAATAAGCTCAGCAATTCCTGACATCGTGGCGATGTTACTGATCGTCAGATCCTGATCGATGTCAATATTGAGTTTCGCGCCGAGCTCAACAAGACGCAACCGCATGTTTGAGTGTTGCTTCAAACCGTCCATCATTGCTTGTTGAAACTCAGAAGGTTGCTCTGCTACTTTACGAAGGACTGCCATTGCTTCCTTGTTAAGTTTATTTTCTTTGAGGAGTTTCTTTGCGTACTCACTATCGTAACCGAGTCTGAATTCTTCCCAGAACTTCGGGTTAAAATCTACGCCACGTGCAAGGGCCGCAATCTGGTTTAGTACGTACAATCCTTGACGCCCTCCGGCGGCCGCCATATCTTTTGTTGTACCGAGCTTTGCGGTAAGAGGGATGACAGAAGAAAGTGCTCCTCCGATCTCGAGAGTCATCATTTCACCAGAGCCCTGCTGTACACCGAAGAATTGTTGACCTAATTGCGTGAACGCAACGGTAGCTCCGACGGTGACGCCTGCTTCTGCGTAGAGGTCGCGGATGTACTTTGGCGTTAATTCTTTGTAGAGAAGTGTCTGCTGTTGCTCCCGCAATCCAGCAAGTACTTGTTGCTGACGCTTAACAACATCAGTCTTGCCTGTTGATCTGGCCGCTTTAATCCTAGCCATTGTTTCTTCAACTTGCTTGGCGATAGAAGCGAAGTTTGCTTGCAGTAGCTCTTTTCTTTCGACTCCGGGTTGTCTGACCATAAGTCCGAATGCGATGTCGAGGTCCTCAGCAACACGTCGTTGGACTTTTTCGTTGGTGAAGGTTTCAATGTATTTTTGTACAACTTCTTTAGGTGTTTGAGGGGTCTCAGCAGTACGGGCTTTGTTGAAAGCTTCGATAATGTCATCTGTTTCCCACGTTTCTTTTAAGTACTTCTGGAGTCCGGGTATTCTCTTAGTTGCTTGGGAGACTTTGTAGAGCTCCATTCCCTTATACAAGCCCAGTTCTACTGCACCGTAGCGTAACAACGACGGAACGATACCTCGTGGAGCAAAAATCTCTTCAATAATTTCTGGGTTGTAAATTTGTCCGGAGCGTTCTTCTACCAGTGTCTGTAAGTCAAACGCCTGCTTAACACTCAGGAAATCTTGTAGGGCGTCAAAGCCTTTAGCTGTTGCTTCTTTACGTCTTTCAAACTCTTCCTCGGTAATGGCAGAGTCTCCGCCGACGCCGAGTTTAACAGCTTCCATAATAACTTCAGTCGTCAAGAACTTCGCAACTGTAGTAGTCACACCTGTGGCAATATCCGGGGGTAGGGTCAGCGCAAAGATACTCAAGTCATTGAGATCTTTCATTACGATGTCGCCTTCGTAACGCCCTGTTGCTACACCGCGCATCGCGAGGGTGCGAGCTACACGGTTCTTCATG